AAAAGTTCACACTCACAGATTTTGATCTGATCCAACGAGACCTGCTGAATGCTTTTAGTATTCGTCAAGGCGAACTGCCAGGTCGCCCGGGCTACGGCACTTCTTTGTATGATTTTTTGTTTGAAAATCAAGTTGAACAGATTTCACAACAGATACGAGCAGAAGTACAACGTGTGGCCGGAGGAGATCCTAGACTCACAATCAATGATATACAAGTATATCCCCAGGAAAATGGCATACTGATACAACTTCAGATCACTGTTATCAACACCACTAACGCTGAAATTCTTAGCATATTCTTCGACGAACAAACTCGCAATGCCAGTTACGTATAACTACGCCGTTTTTATTATTAATAAATAAAGCACGGACGAGACAAAAATGGCAACAACCACAAGACAAACAGCAATATTTGGTGTAGAAGATTGGAAACAGATCTACCAAACTTATCGCGAAGCCGACTTTCAAAGTTATGACTTTGAAACTCTTCGCAAAAGTTTCATTGACTATTTGCGTTTGTATTACCCAGAAACATTCAATGACTACATTGAATCATCAGAATTTATTGCCTTGCTGGATGTCATGGCGTTCATGGGTCAAGCACTAGCATTCCGTACCGACTTAAACACTCGTGAAAACTATATTGACACTGCTGAACGACGAGATTCAGTTGTAAGATTGGCAAATTTGGTGAGTTATACTGCCAAGCGTAATACTGCGGCCGAAGGTTTTCTCAAAGTATTCAACGTTACCACAACTGAAAATGTTGTGGATTACAACGGCGTAAACTTGAGCAATGTCACAATTAACTGGGCTGACCCCACCAATCCAGACTGGCAAGAACAGTTCACTGCAATCATCAACGCCAGTCTTGTTGACAGCCAAAAAGTAGGGCGCCCAGGCAATCGCCAGACTATACTGGGCGTGGATACTGCTGAGTATGGTATCAACTTGGTGTCAGGATTTTTGCCAGTTATCCCTTACACTGCCACAGTGGACGGCATCAGCATGCCGTTTGAAGCCACAACTTCTACTTCAGTAGGACGAGACTATGTGTACGAACCTGCTCCAGTGCCCAACACAGTGTTCAACATGCTGTTTAGAAATGATCAACTGGGATTCCAGTCAGCCAACACCGGCTACTTTTTCTTTTTCAAACAAGGCATTTTGCAAAATCAAGATTTTAATTTAGCCGAACGCATTGCCAACCGCACAGTGGATATCAACGTTGAAGGTGTAAACAATGACGATCGTTGGTTGTTTCAATTGGACAATATTGGCAATATCAGTCGTGAGTGGCAGTACGTTGAAAACGTTTACACAGCAGCCGAACAACGCAACAATATTCTGCAACCAATCTACAGTGTGACCAGTAGATCCAATGACCAGATTACCATGGTGTTTGGTGATGGTGTGTTCAGTGAGATTCCTGTGGGCATATTTCGTGCGTATGTTCGTGCCAGCAATGGGTTGCAATACATTATCAATCCTGAAGAAATGCAAAACGTTGTGCTGCCCATCAGTTACACTGACCGCAACGGCAACTTGCAGACCATCACATTCACCTGCGGTATCACACGTCCTGTGAGCAACAGCCAGGCACGTGAGCCCATTGGCGAAATCAAACAACGTGCTCCTGCACGTTACTACACACAAAACCGCATGGTCAACGGGGAAGATTACAACCTGTTTCCGTACACACAGTACAACTCAATTGTCAAAAGCAAGGCATTGAACCGTGCGTCAATTGGTACCAGCCGTTATCTTGATCTTGTGGACAACACTGGCAAGTATAGTTCAACCAACACATTCAGCAGTGACGGCGGTATATGGAGACAAAATATATTACCTACTATTTTGTTTTCTTACACAAACCGTAACGAAATTGCAGATATCATTACCAATCAAGTGCAACCTAACATTGATGGTAACACTGTGCGACAATTTTATTATTCAAACTTTCCTCGTATTACATCTACCACACAACCCGCAGGAGTCACATGGTTGAGTGGTTACACTTGGAATCAAAGCACCACATTGGCCAATGAGACCACTGGCTACTTTAGAAACACAACTACCAGCGCCACTTGGCCAGATGGTACTCCTATCCCTGTAGGCGACACTACCACCGCCATGTTCAAGTACGTGATCCCTGGTAGTTTGATCAAGTTTGTGCCGCCCACTGGTTATTACTTTGACCGCAACAACAGACTGGTACAAGGCACCCCAACAAAAGCTGATGAGCGAGTAGAAATCTGGGCCAGTCCACAACAAATTGTGGGCGACGGCTACAATGGTGGCCTGGGCAATTTAAGCACAGGTGCTGGACCGGTCACAATCAACAACTTTGTGCCATCTGGTGCTATTGTAGACACCATTATTCCGTTGTTTGTTACAGATATTCCCAATGACATTGAACAACAAATGGCCGAACAGATCTTGTTGTATCGCAACTTTGGTCTAGGTTATGACAGCAACGGTGATATCACCGGAACCCCTTACACTTGGTACCTTATTACCAGTACCAATCTTGATGCATACTCACAAAGCAATAGTGCGTCATGGAGTCAACAGTATGCTGGCAATACGTCTGGTGCAAATCTTGACGCCAGTTGGTTAGTACAATTTGTAGTTCAAAATCAAAACTACACTATCACGTTTCGTGGGCTGAGTTACAACTTTGGCTCGGTGTTGCAAACACGTTTCTTCTTCTACGAAGACCAATTGGTATATGACAGCCGCACTGGTACAATTATCAAAGACTTTATCAATGTGTTGGCCGTGAATACCAAACCTGATTCAACTGAGCCATTGCCAGGCGACATTTACACCACCATCATTGGTCAGCCTGTGGAAAGCGACGGCTATGTCGACGACTTCCAGGTGTTGGTAAGTTATAGAGACAGTGACAATGACGGTGTGCCTGACAATCCTGATTTCTTTGATGAGATAGTAGGACCTGCTACTAGCAGTGGACCTTATGTGTTCCTACAACAAACAGTGGACTTTGATAACTTACAACGTTATTTGTTGGTCGAACAAGGCATAGTAATCTACGACTATGGTACATTGGATGAAATTGAACTGGCCAAAACTGAATGGACACCAGGGCAAGTATTTTATGCCTACGAAGAAAATGCATTCTATCAACTCAGTATCACCGTTACTGGTGTGCGTACTATTATCAGTGTCAGTGGTTGGATTGCCAAAACAGGCAGACAAAGTTTGTACTTTCAATATCGTCATAACTCACCACTGACCAACAGAATTGATCCAGGGTCTACCAATATTATTGACTTGTATGTGGTTACATTGAGTTATTACACTGCATATCAAAATTGGTTGCGCGACACAACAGGAACTGTGCTAGAGCCTGCACTGCCCACCATTGATCAGTTGTCAACTGAGTATCAAGCACTGCAAGATTACAAAATGATTTCAGACAACATTGTGGTCAACTCAGTGATATTCAAACCCTTGTTTGGGCCCAAGGCTGCACAAGAATTACGTGCCACTATCAAAGTTATCCGTGCTCAAAACAGCACAGCCAGTACCAGTGAGATCAAGAGCAGTGTGCTGGCAGAAATGAACAATTATTTCTCAATTGACAAATGGAACTTTGGCGATACATTTTATTTCTCTGAACTGGCAGCATATTTGCACAGACAACTAGGAACAATTATTAGTTCTGTGGTTCTAGTACCATTGGACCAACAAAAGAGTTTTGGCGACTTGTATGAAATTCGCAGTCAGCCCAACGAAATTTTTGCCAATGGGGCTACCATTGACAATATTGATGTGATTGAAGCATTGACCAGTACTAATCTACGTACTGCACCGGGCAGTGGAGTAATTTAATGGCACGAACTAGATCAGTTGATTTTTTACCAGAAATTTTTAGAACTCCGGTCAACAAACAATTTTTGGCAGCAACTCTTGACCAAATGGTACAAGAGCCAAAATTTAAAAAGACACAAGGCTTCATCGGCCGTACTGTGGGCCCTGGTGTCAACCCCAATGACAGTTATGTTGTAGAACCCAATATAACTAGACAAGACTATCAACTTGAGCCAGGAGTGATCAGTCTTGAGCCTGATACTCAAAACGTTAAAAATGTCATCACATACCCTGGTATGAATGACGCCATTGGATTCCAAGGCGGGAATCAGCGCCGCGCTGACCAATTGTACAACAGTGAATATTATACCTGGGATCCATTTGTTGACTATGACAGTTTCATCAACTTCAGTCAGTACTTCTGGTTGCCCAGTGGGCCAGAAACAGTGAATGTGCGATCACTCGGCGTACCTACCTCTGACAATTTTGTGGTCACCCGTGAAAATGGTGTTTATACTTTCTCTGGGTTGGCTGGTAACAATCCCACTATTGATGTGGTGCGTGGCGGCAGTTACACATTTCAAGTGGCACAAAACACCAAAGAAACTGTAAACTACCGCGTGACCAACAACGGTACCGCATCATACTTGATTGATTTTCAAGCCAACCCAACGTTGACTCTGGCACGTGGTAATACCTATGTGTTTAACATCACACTCAATGGGGTTTATCCTTTCTGGATCAAAACTGCGTTGAGTCTAGGCACTGGTGATGCCTACAATTCAGGTGTGTTGCGAAACGGCAGCAGTTTTGGTCTTGTGACATTTGTTGTGCCACAAGATGCTCCTGACACATTGTATTATGTCAGCGAGAATCAAACCAACTTGCGTGGTACTATTAATGTTGTTGATGGTACACCTGGCACTGGACCTGGATTTTGGATTCAAACCGCCCCAGGGGTAGCAGGGGTAATACCTACAACTCCCAATCTCAGTAACCGCGATGTTTATGGTGTGACCAACAACGGCGAAGACCTGGGCATAGTAACGTTTGACGTTCCTCAAAAAACAGCACAAGAATTTTACTATAATCTCACAGATGTAGGACCAATTGATTTGTTGACTGAATTAAAATTCAATCAAATCAACAATCAGCCCTTGGAACAATTTATCGCAACCTACGGCGGCATTGATGGCACTACATATTTGGACAGCCGAACATTGGTGTTTACTAACAGCATTGCAGATGCCGAAGATGGCGGCTGGATTGAAACTACATTGTTTGATCCGTTACCTAGATTAGATTCATTCAACAATGCAATTGGCAGTTATGATTCTATCAACTTCGATCAATCCACCGAAGTGCCACTGGCAAACCGTTATCAGGTATGGCAAATCAGCATAGTAAATCGCAATGGCATTGACTATATTAGCCTGGCAAAAATTGCTGATGTTGACATCAATGAAAAATTTACCATCAGTTATGGCAACACATACAGCAACACCAGTTGGTATAAAAATCCTGTTGGCTACTTTCAACGCATACCTTTGTTGACATCGTTGTTTAACGAACTGTATTATCAAGATGGAACTGATCCAGAAATTTTTGGTAAAATTCGTCTGCTGGATCAAACAGAAACCAGTACAATTTTTGTTGATCAAATTATTGGACAAAAAAATTACACCAGTCCCAATGGTGTGGCCTTTACCAACGGACTCAAAGTACGCTTCACTGGTGATGTACTGCCAGTTAGTTACAGTTCAGGCACCACTACATTTACTTGCACAGCCACGCAGGCTGGCAGCAATTATATCACATGCAGTTCAACTGTGGGATTGTACGAAGGCGAAGAGATTGTGTTTTCAGGCACAACTGCCGGTGGTATTGTGGCCGGGCAAAGTTATTATATCAAATCTCTAGCAGCCAATGGTATTCAATTCTCAATAGCCACAGTGGCTGATGGTGCAACATTTGAATTGAGTACTGCTACCGTGGTAGGATTTACTGCGGTGGCCATTGCCAACAATGAATACTACGTAGCAGGAGTTGGCACAGCAATTGAATTGTTGCCGGTGCGAGACTTTATCACTCCAGAAACTTATGTGGTTGATGCTAGAGACAGTACCATTGCCACAGAGCCAGGCGAAGTAGACTATCTTACTATTGACCGTGCCAGCAAAGATTTGAATGCATGGACTCGTAGCAATCGTTGGTTCCATGTGGATGTGATTCAGGCCAGTGCCGCTTACAACAACACTGTGGCCACACTGGACAACAACTATCGTGCCAAACGTCCAATTATCAACTTCAGACCTGACATTAGACTGTACAACATGGGCACCGAGGGCAAGCAGCCAGTGGACATCATTGACTTCTCAGAAACTGATGCACTCAGCAACATCGAAGGCAGTACAGGGTATTCAGTAGATGGATACACATTTGTTGACGGTAGTCGAGTGATCTTTGCTGCGGATTTAGATCCAGAAGTGCGTGATAAAATTTATGTAGTGCAATTTATCACACCCGACAGTGTGGCACCGCTGATTGCACAACCAATCATCAATCTTGTGCTGGCCAGTGATGGCTTAGTATTGTTGGACCAAAGCGTGGTATGTCTTGAAGGTACCACACAAAAAGGTGTGACATTCTGGTACGACGGTGTGCAATGGACTGAAGCACAACAAAAAACTGGAGTACAGCAAGCACCATTGTTCAACGTGTACGATTTGGCTGGCATCAGTTTTGGCGACCGAGTCAAATACCCGTCAAGTACATTTACAGGCAGCAAGTTGTTCAGTTATGCAGTGGGCGATACTGGCATCCTTGATCCTATTTTGCAGTTTCCATTGCAGTATCTCAACATCAACAACGTTGGTGACATTGTGTTTGAAAACAACTTGTACAAAGACACATTCTTGTATGTCGAAGACAACGTGTCAATTACATCAGACATCAGTTCAGGTGTGGCTAGAGAATACGTGGATCGTACCACATTTGGCAAACTCATTGGTTGGCAAACTGCTGCGGCAAGCAGTCAGCAATATCAACAATTTAAATTTACATACACTGACCAAACACTAAAACTTGACGTAGCAGTTGGTACTGCTACAGTGCTGCCACCAGTGAAAATTTATGTAAGTTCGGATTTCTTGGCGCCAGACGAATACAGTTATGTTGTGGGCACTGACAGCACAACTATTACTTTGGTCAAAACATATTTGCCTACAGACATCATTGAAGTGTTGGTGTTGAGTGATCAAACCAGTGCCACTGCATTTTATCAGGTGCCAATTAATTTACAAAACAATCCGTTGAATACCAACAGTCCCAGTTTTACACTGGGCACAATTCGCACTCATTACGAAAGCATTTGTGAAAACTTGATGACATTGACTGGACCAGTCAACGGTGCAAACAACACCAGAGATCTGGGCAATTTGGTTCCATACGGTGCAACTATATTGCAACAAAGTTCTCCGTTGACCTTGGCTGGATATTTCTTGCGCAGCGAAAAATACAACATATTCTCCAGCCTGCAATACAACAGCAATGAGTATTTGAAATTCAAAGGTCAACTGTTGAACACTGCAATTCAACAAGTGGTCCAGTATCAAACTGCTGGCGAAATACTAGACATTGCCTTGGCTGATATTACGCTGGGGCGCATTGAAACACAACCATTCTATTGGAGTGATATGATACCTGCTGGGGCAGTGTATCAGACCACATCATACACTATATCAAATACCACCAACGACACATTTGACACTGTCAATGTATACAACTACACATCAGCCAATTATCAAGGTATGAATGTGTATTTGAATGGCGTGATTCTCACCAGAGATCATGATTACGTTGTGGCCACAGACGGGCCTCGCATTGTTGTAGCAACAACATTGACCTTGGGTGATGTTCTCACAATCAATGAATACTCTGCTACCTATGGTAGTTTTGTCCCCAACACTCCTACCAAGTTGGGATTGTACCCTGCGTTCCGTCCCGAGATTGCCACACAAAAAACCAGTTCAGGAACACAAACAGTAATTGTTGGTCATGATGGCAGCATCACTCGAACATTTGGCGACATTAGAGATGACGTGTTGTTGGAATTTGAAACCAGAATATTCAACAACTTGAAACTAGACGGAAATCCTGTGCCAATCAGCGTTGCAGAAGTACTGCCAGGGCAGTTCAGAAACACTGGCTACACCATAGATGACATCAACAATATCCTGGCTACAGACTTTTTGAGTTATGTTGCCTGGAACAAACTGGATTATCGAACACAAGATTACTCAACCACCAACGAATTTTCATGGAACTACAGTGGAAGTAAAAGTCGACTAGATAATGCAACATTGCTCGGAGCATGGCGCGGTATCAATCGCTACTACTATGACACTCAACAGCCGCAAGAAACGCCATGGGAAATGCTGGGATTCTCAATTCAACCAACTTGGTGGAATCTTGTGTATGGGCCTGGCCCATACACACAAGACAACTTGGTGTTGTGGGATGATTTAGAAGCAGGCTATGTTGCTGATCCTGTTGCACCTTACTACTTGCCTGAATATGCAAGACCAGGGTTAACCTCAGTTATTCCCACAGGCACAGAAGGCGAGTTATTGAGTCCGTTTGATTCAGTGGTGGGCACATACAATGACACCACATTCCGCAAGAGTTGGGCAGTGGGCGACGGCGGTCCTGTGGAAGCATCATGGTGGAATAGTAGTGCATATCCATTTGCTGTCATGCGCTTGCTGGCGTTAACTCGTCCTGCTAAATTCTTTGCATTGTTTGCTGACAGAGATTTGTACAAGTTTGATACAGATCTTGATCAGTATCTTTACAACAATCGTTATAGATTAAATGCCAACGATTTGGAAATCTACGGCAACGGTGTCAGCAAAGCCAGTTACATTGATTGGATTGTGGACTTTAATCGTCAAAGTGGTGTGGACAGCACTGCTGATCTCACTGCCGATCTTGGCGCACTGGATGTGAGATTGTGTTACAGAATGGCCAGTTTCTCAGACAAACAGTATATCAAAATTTACACTGAAAAGTCTAGCCCTAACTCAACCAACACAACTTTCTTGATTCCCGACGAAAGTTATGACTTGGTGTTGTACAAGAATCAACCGTTTGATCGAGCCAGTTATTCAGCAGTGGTGATACAAAAAGTTGCAGGCGGC